CAAAAGGACAGATCGATCCCTCGTTCTGAGGAGACGATATCTTACTGGTCCGAAGACCTAATATTTGAAGTAATCTAGCGACGTTGACACGTTAGACACTCGGTAGATGCTTAGAAGGCATTAGGGCTATCTTTAGCTCTACCGGACAGCCAATGTCTGGATAGAAACCACAAGGGTGTTCTAACCTCTGTTAGCTATCTCTAGGTTACCTAGAATCCCGACCCGGAGGGGAACTCATCGGACTAACCTATGGGTTGGGGCGTTAGGATACAAGACCAAAGATATCTGATCAAACAGTGTCTCTTTCGGTTGTGTAAAAGGGGGTGCCCCGGACCTACGTTAATAACGTATGGAACCAGTATCTCTTTGCTTATGCTTCAAGGTGAGGCTTCTGTGAAGGTTTTAACCAAGCTTAATCAGCTGGCTGCGGCCCCCTCACGGGGAAACCGAAGTTTAACCTTCGAAAGATTTTAAATCAAGAAGCGGAATTAGTACGGTATATGAGTACAATGTACCCCAACTGTGACTTTCCGAACCTGGGTTAAATATCCCTCTCGACATAAGAACCTGGAGAAATCCAGAGGGGCCCACCTAAAGAATAAACAGGTAAGGGCATTCGAAAATGCGCGACTGTCTATTTCGCTTCGGGGCTCTGGATAGCGTTCACTCTATACGAGGAACAAGTGAAAGTCAAGAAACGCTGGTAACGGCTAACAAGGCGAGTAACGAGTCTTAGGACGTAACTCTGATCCCATGCATATAATATTAATTACATACAGAAATCGCGATGAAAGATAATTTATTTAATATAATAGATACACTTTCAGCGGTGAGATTTAAATCCGTAGATGTTAATGCCATGACCACCGTAAAAGGTGGGACTTATTGGGTGAATGTAGTAATTCGACTACTTCCCTCAATAGGTCTGTCTGTTACCGGACCGCGAGTGCGGGCGATTGTTATTATCTTTCGAAAATTCTCTTTCTTAGCCTCCACTCAAGGGATTAGGGGACTGGTCATCCACCTAAAAGCTTGCAGTGTGTTGCTAGCACAAGCTAGCGGAGGTCATAATATTAAAGACCCAGGAAAGTTGAGTTGTAGGGTTTCCCGAAACAATAAGGGACTTCCTCGACTTATTCTTTGCTCGGATAGATTAAGAATACGACAAGGATCATTGGAGCTAGAGAAATTCTATCAGACAGTATTCAATTTATATCGGATATTGTCATTTATGGGGAAACCTAAGTTGGAGACTATTACAGCTCCACTTAGTGTACCTGTACAGCCGATAATTACGGCTCTACGGCCATTGATTCCTCATTTTGTGTCAGCCATTTTACGGTTACACAACCCGTTCCCTTCCCGAGAAGGAGGGGTAACGTGGGTGGGTCTTACAAAGGTGGTTACTCCCGGGAAACCGGCAGTAATGGAGTGGCTTATCTCTCGATACGCCTCTCTAGAACCACTTTGGCTTGCTAAATCAGCAGCGGGAACTCACCATGAAGGAATTCAAGTTTCTTCTCATCCTTATTTAATGATAAGAACAGTAGCTACTCTGATGAAGTCCCCCGTATGGGGATCCTTTAAGTACTTCCTCTCACTTCTTCCTGTCTACTCTCCTTTTCTAAAAGCTTTTCTCGCTTGCGAGAAAGCGGCTCATTTATTTAAGCCCTTGTTTACTTTAGGTAAACTTGGATTAAAAGAGGAGGCAGCAGGGAAAGTGCGGTTGTTTGCGATGGCTCCCACTTGGTTTCAGCTTCTATTGAAGCCCTTGCACGATTGCATCTTTGCGATCTTGCAGGGAGTCCCACAAGATGGGACTTTTAACCAATTGGGCCCATTAGCGAACCATACCAACTATAAATACGCAGCGTCTCTAGACCTAACAGCTGCGACTGACCGGCTTTGGATTGAAATCCAAAAATGGTTAATCGCGGAGCTTACGGGCTCAGTCGCCTTTGCGAATGCATGGGCTGACTTGCTTACGGGTATAGAGTACTCGCTGAATAGTGTGCAGTATGGCCTTAACGAAATATGTAAATATTCCGTTGGGCAACCGATGGGAGCATTAAGCTCTTGGCCGAGCCTAGCTATAACACACCATTTCTTGGTTCAAGCGAGTGCTTGGAGAAGTGGGGTTGTTTCGGTTGGAGTTTGGTTTAAACATTATGCGATTCTAGGCGACGATATCGTGATTTTTAATCGAGATGTCGCTGACGAGTATAGAAGGTTGATTTCCTTAATTGGAATGAATATTGGATTACACAAATCGATACTGTCCCGAAATGGGTCAGTGATTGAATTCGCAAAACGAATTTTCCACAATGGTGTGGATGTTTCTCCAGTACCCTTCAAAGAGTTCTTCGCAGCCTTATTTGGCTACGGGAACTTCCTGGACTATGTAAGAAAATATAATCTTACTCTAGTTCAACTCGCTAGAGTGCTCGGATATAAATACCGAGCGTTGTCGAAAATCGGTAGTGGGTTTAAATCAATGCCGAGTGGAATTAAACGAATTTATATCGCTAGTTCCTTACCCGGAGCTTCAACTGAAGTTCAGCCCTTCTTCCAGTTAGGTTCACCGGTTAAAGCTCGGTGGCCAATCTCTCTGGAAACCTTCTGGCGACAGTTTTCTCAGTTAGAGTTCAGGGCTTTGTTGAAAGCCGTGGCTTCTCGAATTGAGAGAGCTTTAAATGATCCTTCACAATTTACTACCCTGACAGATTTATCGAAAGATAAATTGTTGCTAGATATGATATCTAGTAATTACCTAGTTGCCATTGTCCCTTCGGACAGTGGTAACTGGGCTTCAGGTGCAAGGGCCTTGCCCTTGGAGTACATTGAGGGACCAGCCGAAGCCAAAGAGATTGGGTGCGGCTTTACCATGTCACCAGACGGAGTTTATCAACCTATGGAGGTATCTAAACCTATTCTGGGGTATCTAGACGGTATGGAGCTCCTTTCCGGTAACGGAAAAGTGATCTCCCTATCCGCGGCAGAGTTTATGCTAATTAAAACAGCAGTCGCTGCTTTATTTGATGCATTTATTCTTCCTAAACGGGATGCATTGCGGCAGGCCGGAGCCGACGTGCAACGACTCATTGTTTCACAATGGGTGCTACCCGAGGAGATGGACCAAGTGATGATTAATTTCATAACAGTCTCTAGAGAGGCTGCACTTGTACCACAAAAAGTGGTTCACCTCGCAAGACAAAGCCCGTTTTCTAGAACCGTTGACCCAATTTCTCTACGAATGTGGAGAAAATGGAGCAAATTGATTCAAGGATCTGTGCATGGTGGGAAAATTATCCCTTAAGATACCAATGCGGCTTTCCTAGACGCTTCGGCGTTATCCTCAGCATAAGAGAGCCGGGAGAGTCATTACCTCCTGGTGGTAAGTCGACCAAATGCTGACCAGCAACATTGGTCTGACGGCGAAACGTTTAACCCTCCAGCGTAACAGTTCTGGATATTATATTTGTTTCAGGGTATGGGCCCACAAACATTTAAGTTTATGAGAGAATTTTCTTAATTTAATAAGATTGTTCAAGCTCGACGAAAGTGAC